ATGCTCACAGGCGAATGGGGCTGTGGGAAAACATATTTGATTAAGCATCAATTGAGAGATACGCTGAAAGATAGTCACATCGTTGTAGTTGTATCACTGTTTGGGTTGGCAACTGTAGATGAAGTAAGAGATGCTGTTAAGAATGCATATTGGGAAGCTACGTTGTCATTAATGGGCACCAAGGGAAAAACTCTTAAATTTTATCAAGATATTAAAGAAAAGGTAAAAGGTCTAACCGACTGGCTTCCCAAGGGAAAGAAAATTGTTGATACGGTTATTTCCATTAATCCGAGAGATTTTATAAAAGTAGAAAATAAAATCGGAAGCAAACAAGTCGTTCTGGTGTTTGATGACCTTGAACGCAGTAAATTAGACCCAATTGAGCTTCTCGGTGTAATAAATGATTATTGTGAGAATCAGAATTTTCACACGGTTATTGTGACTAACGAGGATAAGATGTCTGCAAAAGATAGTGACAATAATCTTTCCTGCACACAGTTTATTTTTGATGGAAAATTATTTGATGAAACATCGAATCAACCTCGCAGAAAGGAAGAGCAACCAGTACAGGTTAAAACGTTTATTGGACTTTCTCGCCAGCAAAATAAAGGTATATCCTATGATAAAATAAAAGAAAAAATTGTTCAGAGGACAATTCGATATATCCCGGATTATAATGTTGTGATTGATTCTGTATTGGATGGGAATTTAAGCAACGATCAAAATTACAACGAATTTATCTCCAAACATAAAGAAGAAATACGGAATTTGTTTAGACATGGAATTCCGTTGAATGAAATTGATTTTGAGAGAACAGAATTGAGTGAAGATCAAATCCAGAAAATTAAGATAGCAAACAATCCACACAATCTTAGAAGCTTAAAATGTGCCATTCAGGATTTTAATAGGGTCTATGGTGTTCTGAAGGAAAAGTTGGTTCCGGATATAGAACAATGGCTATATGCTTTTATGATGGCTGAAATGAGCTTCCGGGCAGGATTGATTTCCGAAAGCCCTAAGTATGGTTTTACGTTTATTGATGTAGGAGTAGAGAGGGTTTATCCCATATATTTCAACACAAAGTTTATCTTGAAATTTGAATTAGATTGGATTTGCAATGGAACTTGGAGCGAAGAAAATGTCATATCGCAAGTTGATGTTTTTCTAAAACAGAATAGGGCTCATACACCTGAAGAAAAAGTAAGAAGTTGTAATTTTGATACTTTGGATGAGGATGAAATTAGTGCTGGATTTCCGACTGTTCTTCAGTCAGCATATGATGGAATGTTAGAACTCGATGAATATGTGATACTTATTGGTAATTTGGCTTTTGCAAGACGATGTGAACTCGAACTACCGTGTGGAGTTGAGTGGAAAAAAATCCGGGAAGGTGTCGCCACTCGCTGCAAAAGAATGATGGAAAATGGCGAGGAGGATTCGAGAGTAAGGCACTACATTAATAAGGATAACTGGGGACTGTACTCGAATGAAGAACTGTCAACATATAAAGTAATTTCTTCTTTTAAAAGCGGAGAGCAGTTGATGTTCTCTCGAAATCGCAAATTATACGTAGATGAAATGAAATCAAAAGGTGTTTCTGCATTTATTTTGCTGAAGAATAGACGCTTTGACACATTTGATGATGAAATGGTGCGAGTGACCGCTAATGTTTTTGTAAATGCCCAACCTTCTGACAGAGTGATATGTATTAATGATTTCGTATCTACTTGGAAGACGTGTGTTCAATCGGCAGATGCTGATATAATTTCGATGAGAAGCGGGTTTGAAAGTCTTAGAATGCTAATTGAAGAAGCAAGAGATAAAATTGATGCTAAGAAAAAAATCACACGCAGTCATTATTCTCAGTTTATCAATGATTTGGGTAGCCTTATCAACTTGTGCAATGAAAAATTAGGTAAAGAGGAATCCACCAAGGAGTCTATAGGAGATAAGAAGGAATAAACAAAGACCATAAACACAGTTAAATCCCAATAAAATATCGCCGTTGCCGGTACTAGCTTATATTGGTCTGTCCATTGCATGCTTGCTGTCCCGGTTCATCAATTAACTGCTTTTCACACCTATCTTGACCTTCGTGTGGACGCACCATGAAGTATACACAAGATGATGCTCGTCTGAGACAAACGAATTTTGCAGTATGCACCGGATTACAAAATCAATCTCATTGCACCGGAAGAATTGTCAGATGCAGAATCGGAAAGGTTTCAGACAGAGCTGTGTGAGTTGCTGAAATTCATCAAATACTCCAAGGACAAAAAGCGTTTGGAAGAAATCGTTGCAGAGGATGCAGCATTCAAGAGCATCTCCAAACGAACGGCAGACGCCATCAATACGATTACGCATTCAGAATTGAAATTTCCAGAAGGGAAGGAGACGGTCGATATGTGTAAAGCCATTCAAGATATCCGAAAGGATGCAATTGCTGAGGGCGAAGCGAGAGGTGAAGCTCGTGGTGAAGCCAAGGGCAGAGCTGAAGGCGAGTCCATTGGCATAGCAAAAGGTCTAAAACAAGCCCTCGCAAACCTCATCGCCAGCGGCATGGAAGAATCCCAAGCAAGAAAAATTTTAGGACTTTAGAAAGTAAGACGATAACTGCTGAATTTTCTATAAAATCAGCCGCTAAACTTAATTTTTGAAGCTGATTTTCAAATAGCAAACGATAGCCCAAAATCGAGTGCCTCGCAAACGATAGCTCAAATTATGTACAAATAATGTCTTAAAACAACCTTCAGAAATCAAACGATACCTTTGCTTATCGTTTGCGATTAAGCTCTCAATTTTCGCTTTTCTAGGCGATAGCAAATCCCTTGATTTTCAGCCGAAAAACAAAAAACCTCGCAGAATTGCGGGATTTTTAGGTTTAATTTGTATCAAAATGAGAGTCCTTAGGCATAACTGCACTTAACCTTTGATACAAAAGGTTAAGTGCTTTTTTTATATCCAAACAGAAAAAGTGCCGAAAATACGTTGGTTTTTGACAAATGCCTGTTCACGTAACGATTCAGTTCGTTGCGTGAACAGGCATTTTTTATTTTTCAGCCACGATTGCTAAAAAGCAATCGTTAAAATTTAAGAGCAATCGTTAAATTTTAGGCAGTAATCGTTAAAAGATTGTAGTTAGGGAGATTGAAACCATGAAAGAGCATCAGAAAGAAAGTGCGTTATACTTGTGCGACCCCAGTAAAAATGTGACTTGCCAAAAGAGCATTTGCCAGTCACAGTGCGTACTTACAACAAAAGTGGAATATGCGAAAGCAGACGCCGATGGCAGTCCGATTATCGTTTACAAGAACCGAATGGAGGCTTTGAGCAGTATCCTCCCGAAAGAAAATGGAACTGCATCCCACGGGGTTTAACCCTCCCCGAATACCATAGGTGATTACCTAACAATGCCCGTCGGGAGCGTATCCCGACCCACTGCCCGTAAGGGAGAAAATACAACACCTGCTGACCTATCGGCAACACGGGGGCGATGTGGCAGCATCGTAGGCAATTACCTCCTAACTTTGCCTTTATACTACGCTTTGCGGTGAGCGAATCACCGCATAATGGGGTGCGTCTTAGTTGTCCAGCCGAGATATGAAGCCTCTGGACAATGCACGGTGCAACTCCGTGACAGCTGTCTCCGTCAGGGAGCATTGTCTATTTCGTTTCCTCTGTCTTGCTGTGCGGTGCAATTCCGTAGCATCCACCAACGCCCGTCGGGAGCGTATCCCGACCCAAGCCTGCCAGCAATCCGTAGACCGTGGATGTAAAGCAACGGTGTCGGCTGACTTTAAAACCGTGCATTGGTGGCTGCACGTTTTCATGACTGGAAAATCATGCTTCCCGTTGCAGATAGCGATTGCAACACGCTTCTGAGTCGTTGAGCGTATCAGCGACATCCAACTTACTTTTCATCTTGAAAAGTAAAATAAATGGTTAGGAGTGAATCACTATGGAGAACAACAAAAGGGTTATTGTGCGGGCTACAGAAAAGTATGAATTTTGCTGCTATCTTTCGGACATGGGAGTAGAGCGAATCTATACGGTACTCGCAGAAAATGAAAAGGATGCTCGTGAACGGTTTCATGAGTTGCTGAATGGGGAACGAGTGGAATTACTCCAAATCAGAAAGGTGGATGAGGAAAGATGAAAGACGGAAATTACTATACCGTTTACGGCTGGATGATTAATCGGCTAAAGCTGAAAGGGACAACGTTACAGCTGTATGCAGTGATCTATGGCTTTTCCGAAAACGGTGAAAATGAATGCTCCGGTAGTCTTGCCTACCTTGCTGAAACGACTGGATGCACCAAGCAGACGGTTTTGAATGCCCTGAACAAGCTTGAAAAGCTGGGGTATATTTTGAAACGTCAGACAAGGGATGATGACGGTGGTTTGCGAAATCATTATCGGGTAAATTTAACCGCAATCGAACAGCGTGTTTCTCCACAAAAAGTGGAAAGCGGCTGTGGAAAGAATGTTGAAACAAAGGCTGAAAGGCCTAAAAAATTTACCCAGCCGGTCAAAAAAACGGAATGCCCTCAGCCAAAAAAGAGGAATGCCACCAGTCAAAAAAACAGACCGTATAATACTACAAGAGAATCAATAGGTTTTGAATTATGTGAGGGGGACGCACGCTCGGAAAAGCAAACATTCGGTGATTTTCAGAATGTTCAGCTGACAGAGAACGAATATGCTCGACTGTCAGAATTGTATGGGACACAATTGCCGCAGACAATCAGCAGTTTATCCAGCTACATGGCATCGACTGGAAAGCACTATCGCAATCATTATGCAACACTGTTTCGATGGTGTCAGCAGGATATTCAGAAAGCAAAAAATCAAGGTCAGCAACACCACAAATATCGAAATCCAGAACGAGCCAGTGAATGGCTATCGGAAAACCGAGAATTCTTAGAGACCCTTAGCGGACTTTACTGAACCTTTGATAAAACAGGGAATGACGAAAGGAATGAATAAAAATGACAACGGAACAGATGCACGTAATTGCAAAAATAACAGATGCCAGAACTTTTGAAAGGCAGCTGGAGCAGACTGTTGAGGAGGCAGCAGAGTTCATTCAAGCAGCTCAGAAAATCAAACGGTATCCCGGAAATTCGTTGCAAATGAATCATCTCGTGGAGGAAACCGGCGATTTGCTGATTACCTTGGAACAAATCCGCATTTACCTTGTCCGAGATGGCTACGGTGATGCACTGAACAGTATGATTGACTATAAGCTGAACCGGGAACTTGGCAGAATGGAACAGGAGCGTAAGGACAATGAAAGCAAGGCTTATCACAATCGGAGAAAGCGAAATCCGTCAAAGGGTTGAGGAAGAATATCAGAAAAAGAAAGATCAGATTTATGAATCGGTAATTCAAGATGTTCTTCCCCAGTTTATGTCCGTTTGTATGGTGGAACTCAATAAAGAGTTCGGATTTGGAGAAAAGCGACTGCGGTCTGTTTTGGATGGCGTAAAAGACCATTTCAAGCTAATGGACGGGGTCGGGATTTTGAACCATCAGTATTCTACGCTGGACTGTCTTACATACTTGAAAGAAAAGTATGGTATTGATTTGGATGAGGAACTGCTGTAATGGCAGAAAGGCGGTTACAACATGAATAGAATCTGTAGACAATGCGGTACAGAAAAACCACTCTGGGAGTTTGTTGACCGCAACAAACAAACTGGTGAACGGAGAAAAATTCATCGTATTTGTGCAGCTTGCAGATCTGAACGTAGCAAAGAACGATACCAGCAGAGACGGAAAGAGGTACTTTCCTACCAAAAACAGTATCGTGAGAAACTAAAACGTGAGAGAATTGAAACTCCCGTCAACTGTGACCCAAAGGAAAGCTGTGGTTCCGTTGACAATGGATATGTTCGCTTGGCTGCAGAAATTCTGAGGAGTGAATTCTCTGCTTATCGGAGAGCATTGGAAAAGTATGACGGTAGTCCGGAATCTATCGGTAGAATTCGATCGATTGAGCGTGAAATTCTTACGCCGTACTACGCTGCATTGACGATGAATGCCATCGATTTGAAAAGGTACTGCAATGATCTGCGAAAAAAGTATGGCATATATGGAGGGATAGAAGATTGGGCTGGATAAGCGTGAGAGATTCCCTTCCGAAGCTGTTTACTGAAGTATTGATAACGGTCCGAAACAGATGCACGGATTTTAGTAATACATACTATGGGCAGCGTGGCAATAACTACTGGCAGTTTTGGGATTACTCAAAGATTCTTGAAATAACTGATGAAGACGAAAATTATGAGGTGTTGGCTTGGATGTCACTGCCTCAACCGTTCAATGAAAGGAGCAAAAATAATGAAGATTGAAAAAGAAACAAAGGTTGTCATTTTGCAAAATGGGAACGCAGTGCTGGCTACACAGTATGTTAACGGCAAGAAAGTAAACGCAAGCATTGCAAGGTGCTGTCCGGAGGATGCTTTTGATTTTGCCTTTGGTGCAAAATTGGCTTTGGAACGGCTGCTTGATTGTATGGGTTCTGCACCGGAAACTGCTTTCGATTGGGACAAGTTTATTTCCGGTGACGTATGGGTACAGACGAACAGTTCCAACACTGATGCCTTTTTGCAGGCTTGCGAAGAGCATCATTTGACAGATCGAACCGGAGATCGTCCGACAGAGTTGAATGTATTTCGTGACTTTAACAATGCAAGTGAGATTGAAAAAGCGTTGTATGGGATTTTCGGAATGATTCCGAAAGAAAATATCTGGTTTGCAACAAGAGATGGAAAATTGCGGTGGGGCAATGAGAAACCAACTGGAGAAATTTTTGAATGGGGACAGGCAGAATGAACGATTGTGTAAACTGCAAATATGCAAACCAGTCCAAAAACACAAGAGTCATCCGGACACCTGCTGCGGTTATTACGCAGAAACAGGGTGGCATTGTTTGCGAGAATACAGGGCAGAAAACAATACAGATAACAGATGAAGGGATATGCTGTTCTGGTTTCTGTCAGAAAGAACTGAAAGGTGGTGAATAAGAAAATGTGTAAGGAAAGTATCGGGCTTCATCCGAGTCCGGATAATGTGAATCATCCATTTCACTATCAAGGAAAGTATGAGTGCATTGATGAGATGATCGCATTGTTTGGCGTAGATGCTGTTCGCCATTTCTGTATGTGCAACGTATATAAATACCGTTTTCGTGCAAGTCGGAAAAATGGACCGGAAGATATAGAAAAGGCAGAGTGGTACATGGAAAAACTGATGGAGTTAAATCAGGAGGCAAAACATGAAAAAGCTGATTGTTGAGATTGCTGACAAGTATGCAGATGCCGCATCAATGACATTTATCGGGACAAACTGTGCTGAATCAGAGGAGATTCGTATGACTGTCGCAGCAGTTGCTCTCAAGCCAGATATAACGGCAATTGCGGTTTGTGAAGATGGGAGTTCGATTTGGTATGAAGGTGATTTGAAAACTAAAAAGAATCAGCTGTCCATTGAAAAATTGATAAATGCAGTCGGGCAACTGGAAGACTTACGTTGCGACCGAGAGGGCTTTGCAGCTGATTTTGAAGACGAAGAAGATAACGCTTTTTGCCTTGATGTTGTGGCAATTGACACAGCTTTAGCAGCGATAAAGCGGCTGATTGAATTAGAATACGAAAAGGAGTAATTGGAAATGAGCGATGAAACATTAGAACTGCTATGGTCAATGCTTACGAACGAGCAACTTTTGGAACTGCGGGAAAAAGGTGCAATGGACGATCGCACGATGGCATCTTTCAAGACTGAATTGTTTAAGCGGTGTTTGATTCAATTTGATGAAACAGCGGATGCAGTGGCAAAGGCGGTCATGGCGGCATTTATGGAGGGATTGGCATGATAAAAGTCGAAAACACAGAGGTGTATGGATGGGAAGCGGCCATACGGGGAATGCGAAATCCGATGAATAGTTGGGAAAAGTCGGATAGTTGTTATTGCAAGGAACCCATAACAACCAAATGCAACAATTTGGGTTGCTCTCATTGTGGCTGGGCATGGAGCGATTTGGGAAAAAATCCGTTTTGTATTGGGGATAACGATATGGCTTTAATGCAAAAATTAGTCAAGGCAGGTACCGATCATCGGAAGTTTATGCGAATGATTACAGTAAGTTGTGATATAATTGCCCCTCTTTATTGGTGGAAACAGTTTGATACGTACAAAGTCGGAACGGTTACTGATTCTTGCTCTACAATGCATAAAATTGCAGAGCAAGAATTTACATTGGATGACTTTTCGTGCGAACATCTGTTTAATGGTGCTGAAGAAGGAACAGAATTTCTCAAAGATTTTATGTACACGATTAAAGCCCTCAACAAGGCACGAGAAACATATCTGGAAACTAAAAAGAATATTTACTGGTGGCAAATGATTCAGCTGCTCCCGTCCAGTTATAATCAACGTAGAACCGTAGTACTAAACTACGAAGTATTGCGAAACGCTTGTCAAGCAAGAAAACATCATAAGCTGGATGAGTGGTTTGGATTTTACAAGTGGGCAGAATCACTGCCATACAGTGAACTGATATTGGAGGTGTGAGCAGGTGTATAAGATGAAGTGTCCGAGATGTGGGAAACGTGCCTTTGATATTTCTGTGCTACCTAAAATTCCAGTGATTATTCAACTGAAATGCCCAAACTGCCGGAACATCGTGAAAGTTTCCTGCAGATCTGAGATGTGCATGGCTGATAAGAGATAGATAATATACCGAGCAACGGAGTGATTTGACTACCAAATAGCCGGATAGTATATGAGACGACTGTTTTATATGCTGTTCGGCTATTTTTGTTTCATATACTTGACTTCACTTGAGTTTTTTTGCAAGCTGACTTCTATCAATCAGAAAGGAGTCATGTATATGTATATGAAATTTCGTAAAACAAGAACAGCAGCCAGATCTGTTTATGTCTATCGCTTTGCAGATGGAACAGTCGCTGTGCTGCATCCGGGAGAACAGGGTGTAAGCCCTGAAATCATCGACTTTTTGCACAAGTTGGATGACCGTGAGGTGTATCGTAATCTGAAGCAGCGAAAGGTGAAACAACATTGTGCAAAGCCTGTCGATATTGAAGTGGAATCCTTGGAAATCCAGCGTCTGCATGAGGTGGTGTCCAGTCTTACGCCGAAGCAGCAGGATACCTATCGCAGAGTGGTCGTGGAAGGAAATCCTATGACACAGGTAGCAAGAGAAGAAGGCGTATCGGAAACGGCAATTCGGCATCGTATGATGAAAATCAAAGCCCAAATCAAGAAAAAATTTTGATTTTTCTACTGATGGGGTTCGATTTTATGCTGATTTTTTCGACTGCATTTATGGAAGGAGGTGGTGCATGATGGCGTGTTTCTAAATCCCATCAAAAATGCTAAGAAAGAAGGTCAAAGAAAATGAGTAAAGAACCTACAACATTACTGGATGTGATTCATGTAATCCGTCAATTGGCGGACAAATTGGAAGCTATGGCGGAAACCATGACAGAACGGGAAGTACAGACATTTGAGCAGGTATATCCGCCGGAAGAAGGCAATACGGAGGCTGTACAGAAGCCGGTGTCTGTGAAAGATACGCAGGCAGTTTCTATTTCTGAGATTCGAGCGGTACTGGCAGAAAAGTCACGTTCTGGTTTTACAGATTCAGTAAAGGCACTGCTTCAGAAACACGGGGCATCAAAGCTGTCTGGTGTTTCTCCCGAAGAATATGCGGTCTTGTTAGAGGAGGCGAAGCAGATTGGAACTTAACGATCATGCAAACCGTTTACACGCAGTGCTTTCTGCTTCATCCAGTGCTCGTTGGCTGGCGTGTCCGCCGTCCGCACAGCTTTGTGCTGCCCTGCCGGATACCGTGACAGACTACGCCTTGGAAGGCACGTGTGCCCACGAGTTGGCAGAGTACAAAGTGCAAAAGCTGCTTGGCAATCCGGCATCTAATCCCACGGAGAACTTAGACTTCTACGATGCAGAAATGGAAGACTGCACGGACAGCTATGCTCAGTACATTGCCGAACAGCTGGCAAATCTGCAAGAACCGATTGTTTTAGTGGAACAGCGTTTGGATTTCAGCCGATATGTTCCCAGCGGTTTTGGTACGGGCGACTGTGTGATTGTTGCAGATGATGTCCTGACTGTCATTGACTTTAAGTATGGTAAGGGCGTAGCAGTATCTGCTGATCACAACTCGCAGATGATGCTGTATGCTCTGGGTGCATTGCAGCTATTTGATGCCCTTTATGACATTGCAGAAATCCGGATGGTGATTTTTCAGCCGAGAATCCAGAGCGTTAGTGAATGCGTTATGCCTATTTCTGAACTGTTGCATTGGGCAGAAACAGAATTGAAAACGAAAGCAGAACTTGCATCCAAAGGCGAGGGAGATTTCTGTGCTGGTGAACACTGTCGGTTTTGTAAAGTGAAGGCAACTTGCCGAAAACGTGCAGAATACAATCTTCAGCTGGCACAGTATGACTTCGCTCCCCCGGAAATGCTGGTGGATACTGAAATCGAGGCAGTATTGGAAAAAGCTGATCAATTGGTTTCATGGGCATCCGATATCAAGGAATATGCTTTGCAGCGAGCAATTTCCGGCAAACAGTGGAATGGGTACAAAGTTGTGGAAGGTCGGTCGAATCGAAAGTATACCGATGAGGCAAAGGTCATTGAAAAAGTCAAGGCTTATGGGAAAAATCCGTACAACGAACCGGAACTGCTGGGAATTACCGCAATGACAAAGCTGCTTGGCGGAAAGAAAAAGTTCGATGAAATTCTTGGGAATTTCACATACAAACCGCCGGGTAAGCCTGCACTTGTACCAATTTCGGACAAGCGTCCGGTTTGGAATTCCGCAGAAAAAGATTTTGAAACAATACAGGAGGAAAAATAAATGGCAAACGAAAGAAAAACAAAAGTGATTACAGGAACTGTGCGTTTGAGTTACGCAAACATCTGGGAACCGAAATCCATCAACGGCAGTGCCGCAAAGTATAGTGTTTCCTTGCTGATTCCGAAGTCTGATAAGGCAACTCTTGCAAAAATCCAGACTGCCATTGATGCTGCCATTGAAGATGGCATTGGAAAGTTCGGAGGAAAGAAGCCGAGTAAGGCTGCTCTGAAGTTGCCGCTGAGAGATGGCGATGCAGAACGTCCGGAGGATGAAGTGTACAAAGACTGCTATTTTGTCAATGCAAATAGCACCACTCCTCCGCAGATTGTTGACCAGCAGGTACAGCCGATTCTCGATCAGAATGAAGTCTACAGTGGCTGCTATGCAAGAGTTGCGGTAACATTCTATGCGTTTAACAGCAACGGAAATAAGGGCATTGCCTGCGGTTTGGGTAATATTCAGAAGGTACGAGATGGTGAACCGCTTAGTGGACGCACCAATGCTGCTGATGATTTCGATGCTCTTGAAAGTGACGATTTCCTTGATTAACTAAAATGGCAATTTAGTAATAAGGATGGTGAGAAAAATGGAGGCAATTCTTTCCGTTGTTATTGCGGTTCTTTGGTGCATCTCAATGTTTTGCTGGGCAGCAATTTCCGTTGTCGCACTGATTGATCGTTTCAAGAATCACAAGTAAGTAAAAATGTCGGGTGGGCGACTGACGGAGTATCTGTTCGGGTGGGTAATAGGTGTAACAATGCAAAAATTGATGATTGACTTAGAAACAAAAAGTGATGTGGATATTACAAAAGCCGGGGTTTACCGCTATGCGGATTCCCCGTATTTTGATATTCTGCTTTTTGCATATTCCGTAGACGATGCCCCAGTGAAGGTAGTTGACCTTGCCTGCGGCGAACAGCTGCCGGAAGAAATCCTCAACGCTCTGACGGATGACCGCATTCAGAAGCACGCCTTCAACGCCAGCTTTGAACGGGTCTGCCTGTCGGTCTGGCTGCGGCGAAACTATCCGGAATGCTTCATTTCCTATGGATTGCCGGAGGATGCCTGCGGCAACTACCTCAGCCCGAAAGCATGGCGGTGTACGATGGTGGCGGCTGCCTATCTGGGCTTGCCGCTGAGCCTTGCCGGCGTGGGGGCAGTGCTACAGTTACAGCAACAAAAAATGTCCGAGGGGAAAGCCCTGATTCGCTATTTCTGCGTACCATATGACACGGTGAACGGCGTTCCACAATTTCATACGCCTGCCGATTCTCCGGAGAAATGGAACGTCTTTCGGGCATACAACCAACGGGATGTGGAGACGGAACAAGCCATTGAACAAAAAATTGCTCGGTTCCCTGTGCCGGAATTTGTCTGGCAGGAGTATGCCCTTGACCAGTCCATCAACGATCGAGGAATACAACTGGATTTGCAGCTGGTGCAGCAAGCAATTCGTATGGACACATTGACAAAGGACAAGCTATTGCATCTACTGAAAAATCTGACCGACTTGGACAATCCGAATTCTGTTCAGCAAATGAAACAATGGCTGGCGGAACATGGACTGGAGTTAGAATCATTGGGCAAAAAAGAAGTACAGGAACAGCTGAAAACCGCTCCGCCGGACTTGCAAGCCGTGTTGCTACTTCGACAACAAGTATCAAAATCCTCGGTCAAAAAGTATCAAGCCATGCAAAACGCCGTCTGCTCGGATGGTCGTGCAAGAGGAATGTTTCAGTTCTATGGTGCAAATCGAACAGGTCGAGAGGCTGGTCGTATCATTCAGCTGCAAAATCTGCCACAGAATCACCTTCCCGATTTGGAAGATGCACGGGAGCTTGTGAAGTCTGGTGATTTAGAAGCAGTAGAACTGCTGTATGAAGACGTTCCGAACACGCTCTCACAGCTGATTCGGACGGCGTTCGTGCCAAAGCCCGGCTACAAATTCCTCGTGGCAGATTTCTCGGCGATTGAAGCAAGAGTCATTGCATGGCTTGCCGGTGAAACATGGCGAATGCAGGCGTTCGCAGACGGCAAAGACATCTACTGTGCCTCGGCTTCTAAAATTTTCGGCGTGCCAGTAGTCAAGCACGGCATCAACGGACACTTACGGCAGAAAGGCAAGGTCGCAGAATTGGCATGTGGCTACGGCGGCTCGGTCGGAGCAATGAAAGCCATGGGTGGATCGGGAATGTCTGATGCGGAACTGAAACAAATCGTGACGGACTGGCGAACGGCTTCTCCACACATTGTGCAGTTGTGGTGGGATGTAGAAAATGCTGCCATCAAAGCTGTGCGGGATAAAACCGAAACAGAGACCCACGGCATTCACTTCTCTTATGAATCCGGTTTTCTGTTTATCCGCCTGCTGTCCGGCAGACGGTTGGCATATGTCAAGCCACGCATCGGTGAAAATCGCTTCGGCGGTGATTCTATCACCTATGAGGGCATTGGCACGGGCAAAAAGTGGGAACGCTTGGAAACTTACTCCGGCAAGCTGGTCGAAAACATTGTTCAGGCGACCGCACGGGATCTGCTCTTCTATTCCATGCAAACGCTATCACAATACTTCATTGTCGGTCATATTCACGATGAAATGATCATCGAATGCCCGAAAGATACAAAGCTGGATGAGATCTGTCAGCAGATGGCGATAACGCCAGACTGGGCAAAGGGACTGTTGCTTCGGGCAGACGGATATGAATGCAGCTTTTACAAGAAAGATTAGGAGGATTCCATATGTTTTACATCAAAGAAAATCTGAATGACACCACCAGTATCTCTGTGGAGATCAACAACGAAAACGTATACTGTCGCTGCCCACAGTGCGGTGCAGAAGTACCAGTGGATCTGAGTGTTTTCTGGACAGCAGAAAACTTTGACATTTTCAGCAGTGCCGTTTACTGCGATGCCTGCACACTGAAGCGGCTGAAAGGAGCACTGCATGAATCTGTATAACGCTGAGGGATACATTGATCTCACTGCTTATGAGGCACTGAGCCGTATTGAACGAGAAGAACGCAGGGCGAAAAAGGCTGCCGCTTATCGACCACTGGTATACATCTGTTCTCCCTATTCCCATGGCTGCATCAACGACAATATCGAAAACGCCAGACGATACAGCCGCTTTGCAGTAGACACCCACTATGTCCCTATCGCTCCCCACTTGCTGTTTCCGCAATTCATGGATGACAGTCTGGGCGAAGATCGTCAGACAGCGATGTTCATGAATTTGGTACTGCTGTCAAAGTGTGCCCAGCTGTGGGTGTTTGGTTCTGTGCGGTCGGAGGGTATGCAGCAGGAAATCAAATGGGCGAAGCGACGGCATATGACCATTCGGTATTTTACAGAAGAACTGGAGGAAATAGAGTAATGTATCAATTTCCACAAATGCTGCAAAAATTGATGGAGTGCCATCCAACGTACCGCAGAAGAATTACACAAAAAGAACTGGCTGAACACGTTGGAGTTCGACCGCAAACAGTCTCTCTGTACCTAAAAGGTGAAACGGCTCCCTCACCGAGGCTTTTATTAAAAATGGCGGATTACTTGTGCGTGTCGACAGATTATTTATTAACGGGGCAAGATGGTGAACAGTCTGGAGATGTAATTACTATGGACTCTTTGCGTGATATACAAAAGCAAGTGTGTGGAATTATGAGCCAGACAAATACGCTGATTGCAGAACTGGAGGCAAAGAAATGAAATTTACGCTTTATACTGCTACTTGTCGTGAAAACGCAAAAAATATCAAATATCCGAATGATGTAGAGGTAATTGACGAGGAAAGTTTGAAGTCTGCAGTGCAATCTGACCATGTTTCTGCGAAATTTACGGATGATAAAAGAAGCAATGCAAACTTCATAGAAAGCGATTGCCTGATGTTTGACTGCGACAATAGACATTCTGAAAACCCAGAAGATTGGGTTACACCTTTGGAACTGGCATTGACATTTCCAGACGTAGCATTCGCAGTTGCCTATAGCAGAAATCACATGAAAAACAAGGGAAACAGAATCGCACGTCCTAAGTTTCATGTCTATTTTGAAGCAGAAAAAGGGATGTCCGTAACAGAACGACAGAATTTGAAAAAACAGGTTCTGGAACAGTTTCCCTATTTCGATGAAAAGGCACTGGACGAGGCACATTTCTTTTTTGGTGTGGAGAATCCAAAAGTGGAATGGTATCAAGGCAATCTGACGCTTGCTGAATTTTTTGAAAAAGATGCTTTTGCAGAATGGGATGCTCAGACAGAATGGATTCAAGAGGGTTCCAGAAACAGCACAATGAGTCATATTGCCGGAAAACTGATCAAGCGTTATGGCAATACAGAGGCAGCGTATCAATTGTTTCAAAAGGCAGCAGAAAAGTGCAACCCGCCACTGGCAGAATCAGAACTGCACATGATTTGGCAGAGTGCAAAAAGCTTCGGAAAGCGAGTATCCAAACAGGACGGATATATTGCTCCAGAGTTGTACGGGCAGATGTATCGCCTGCGACCAGAGGACTATTCTGACATCGGGCAAGCGAAAGTTTTTGCTGGGCAGGTACAAGGAGAACTTGCCTATACAGATGCAACCGAATACTTATGCTATCTGCAAACACACTGGGTAGAGTCAAAGCAGACAGCAGTCGGCAGATGTGAAGCATTTCTGGACAAGCAGCTGGAAGAAGCAGAACGGACACTGGAAATGACACACAAGATGCTGCTGGACAGCGGAGTAGATGCTGAAACAATCTCCAAGGGCGGAAAGGTGCTGGAAAAAGCCGTGGATGATGTCAGCAGAAAAGCGTACATCGAATATCGCTCTGCTCTGACTTATCGAACTTTCGTCATGAAACGCAGAGATATGAAGTACATCTCTTCGGCTTTACAGGCTGCCAAGCCAATGTTGCTGAAAGACATTGCAGATTTTGACAGTCAGGCGTTCTTGCTAAACACACCGACAGCAACCTATGACTTGCAGAAAGGCGTGCATGGCGGAAGACCGCACAATCCGGAGGATTACCTCACAAAAATGACCGCTGTTTCGCCGAACAACGTGGGGGAAGAAATTTGGAAAGATGCCTTGCATTGCTTTTTCTGCGGCGATCAAAGTTTAACGGATTATGTGCAGCAAATCTGCGGGCTTTGTGCGATTGGAAAAGTGTATCAAGAGGCATTGATTATTGCCTATGGCGAAGGCAGCAACGGCAAGTCCACCTTCTGGAATGCAGTGTCACGGGTGCTGGGTAGTTACAGTGGGACAATGTCTGCGGATGCATTGACGGTCGGCTGCAAGCGAAATGTAAAGCCGGAGATGGCAGAACTCAAGGGCAAACGACTGGTCATTGCAGCAGAACTGGAAGAAGGAATGCGGTTGAATACTGCGGTCATCAAGCAGCTTTGTTCCACGGATGAAATCCAAGCGGAGAAGAAATACAAAGACCCGTTCCGCTATACGCCTGCTCATACACTGGTGCTATACACGAATCATCTGCCGAGAGTCGGTGCGAATGATGCCGGAACATGGCGGAGATTGATTGTAATCCCGTTTCTGGCAAAGCTGGAGGGCAAGTCAGACATCAAGAACTTTGCAGATTATCTGGTGAAAGAAGCGGGCGGTGCGATTCTGTCTTGGGTGATGGAAGGAGCAAAACAGGTCATAGACAGGCATTTTAAGTTGGATGTGCCACAATGCGTCAAAAATGCGATTCACGCTTATCGGGAAAGCAACGACTGGATGTCAGCATTTCTGGAAGACTGCTGTGAGGTAGATAAGACCTACCAGCAAAAGTCAGGCGAACTGTATCAGGAATATCGTGCTTACTGTGCCAGAAATGGAGAGTACACAAGGAGTACAACGGACTTTTACACGGGGCTGGAAAATGCAGGCTTTGAACGAAAGAGAACCAAGAAAGGCATCATCGTTTACGGCTTAAAAATCAAGTCAGAATTTTTAGAATGATGGGCAGGGGTGCAGGTCGGAGGAGGTCATTTCGTAAACTCTTCTTATAGGTAATTTTTACCAAATTTTCAGTCTAAAAGGGGTTTTATATATTGACCTTAATCGACCAGCACCCCAAAAAAGAAAAAACTTGAAAAGGTGGCTAAAATGCGTGAAAAAATGATTGAAAGCCGGTTGGTACAAGAGGTGCAGTCCAGAGGAGGTCTTTGTTGGAAGTTTACAAGTCCGGGAACGGATGGAGTGCCGGATCGAATCGTATTGATGCCGGGTGGAAAAATTGCTTTTGTAGAAGTAAAGGCTCCGGGTGGCAAGATGCGGGCATTGCAAATCAGGAGAAAACAACAGCTTGAGAGAGTGGGTTTTTCCGTGTATTGTCTGGATAGTCTGGAACAAATCCGCCCCATTTTGGATGAAGTCGGAGGTGAAACACCATGAAGTTTATTCCGCACGACTATCAGCAATATGCGATTCAGTTTTTGACGGAGCATCCTGTGGCAGCACTTCTTCTGGATATGGGGTTAGGGAAGACTGTCACAACATTGACAGCAATCAACGAGTTGTTGTTTGACCGCTTTGAAATTCGCCGTGTTTTAGTGATTGCACCCCTTCGTGTGGCACGGGATACTTGGTCAGCAGAAATTGAAAAGTGGGAACATTTGAAGCATCTGAAATACAGTGTAGCAGTTGGAACATCCGCAGAACGCAGACAAGCCCTGCATGCAAAGACGGATATTTGCATTCTGAATCGTGAGAATATCAGTTGGCTGGTAGAGGAAAGCCATATTCCGTTTGACTTTGATATGTTGGTGATTGATGAGTTGTCAGGCTTTAAGAATCACCAGACGAAACGATTCAAGGCACTGATGAAAGTTCGACCAAAGGTGAAACGCATTGTTGGCTTAACGGGAACACCGTCCAGTAATGGTTTGATGGATTTATGGGCGGAATTTCGTCTGCTGGATATGGGGCAGCGGCTCGGCAGATTCATTGGGCAGTATCGGAACGAATACTTCAAGCCCGACAAGCAAAACGGCTATCTCGTGTATTCCTACAAGCCCTTGCCCGATGCAGAGCAGCAGATTTATGAGAAAATATCGGACATCACGGTTTCGATGAAAGCCATCGACCACCTGCACATGCCGGAATTACTTTCCAACGAATATCCCGTGCAGCTGTCCGACACGGAGCAAGAAACCTACAAGCGGTTCAAGTCCGAACTGATTCTGGAGATGCAGGACACCGAGATTACTGCTGCCAACGCTGCCGCCCTCAGCAACAAACTTTCCCAGCTGGCGAATGGAGCGGTGTATGACGACACCGGAGCGGTGATTCCCATTCACAGCCGAAAGTTGGATGCACTGGAAGACCTGATAGAGGCAGCCAACGGCAAACCCGTTCTGGTGGCATACTGGTTCAAGCATGACCGAACAAGAATTGCGGAACGCCTGCAACGGTTACAGGTTTCCTATCAGGAAATCCAGTCCTCTGACAGTATCCGGAACTGGAATGCCGGAAGGCTGCAAGTTGGTCTGCTACATCCTGCCGCTGCTGGTCATGGCTTGAACTTGCAGGCAGGCGGTTCGCACCTGATTTGGTTCGGACTGACATGGAGTCTGGAACTGTATCAGCAGACCAACGCCAGACTGTGGCGGCAGGGGCAGCAATCGGAAACGGTTGTCATTCAACATCTCATCACCAAGGGTACG